TTAATGCATAAAAATTGTGGTTATTGTGGCTACAAAGAATACTGTTGGCCTAAAGCAGTAATAAAACCTAAAGCTATTTCAAGAGCAGAAAACAAACCTAGAGTTTGGTACACTAAATACGTTAAGGAGAGTATAGAATGATATTTTTTGTTGAAAGATACACAGACTTTATGATAGATCAAAACCCGAATGCAAAGTTTGTATATTTTGAAACTGAAAAGGGAGATGTAGCCTCTGATTGCATATTGCAGTTAAGAAATAAGCAAAAAGGTTTACCTTTAAGACATAGATTAAATATGTCTGATAAAGGTAAGTGGAAGGATGAAGATTACACAAGTAAATACTTTATGATGTGCTCAGATTTTTCTTCTATAATAGAAGCTAGTAAAACTTGTGCAACAGTGGTATATCCAATGATATCTTTTAATATTGCATTATCTAATTTAACAGAAAAATATAAGAAAGCATTTGAAAAAGAATATTCAAAGCTAATAGCACATAATTCTATTAAAAAGGATGTGTTAATACAATGAAGTTTAGATCAAGATTTGAAGCACAAGTTGCATTAGCATTAAACAAACAAAAAATAAAGTTTGAATTTGAGCCTCACAAAATAGGTTATGTGCCACCCCCTCGTGTTTATATTCCAGACTTTTATATAAAAGACCATGATTTTTATATAGAAGTAAAAGGAAGATTATTGCAATCAGATAGAGTTAAACATTTATTAGTTAAAAAACAAAACCCTGAACTAGATATTAAATTTTTGTTTGCTAATTCGCGTAAAAAGATATACAAAGGCTCTAAGACTAGCCATGCTGATTGGGCTGATAAACATGGTTTTGAATGGGCAGAACAAGTTCCCCCAAAGGAGTGGATTAAATGAGTAATGAAAATGATGTTTTAGAAGGTTTTACATTTAAACCTGAAGATGATGGAATACCTGATAATATTAAAAAAAGAATAGAAGAGGAATCTTTTGGATTACAAGAAGGTAGACTGTATATAGTGCTAGATAGCACAAATGATGACAGTGTTGACGTAAGATGTTATGATACAACATCTACTGATGATATTAGCCCTGCACACGTTATGTGTCATGGTATGCTAGAGATACTAAACAATGAACACAATTATGTTACGTCAGTAGGGCATGATGTTATACTAAACTTTATGAGTGAAGCAAAGAAAGAAAATGAAGAAGTTGTAATTACAAAACAAGATTTAGGTAGTAATATTATAAATGTAAATTTTGGGAGAAAACATTGAGTAAAGAAATAGATTTAGTAATTCACAAGAATGTAGAAGATCGAGAAAGTAGAGATAAATATATTCTTAGAAAGTTAAAAGAAGAGTCTGCTTTGGATAAACAGGTTGGTGGAAATCATTACAAAGATTGTGTGATACAACCTGTGGAGTTTATAGCAAAAAATAAAATAGGTTTTCTTGAAGGTAATATAATTAAGTACGCAACCAGACACGCTAAAAAAGGTGAAGGCAAAAAAGACGTAGAAAAAATTATTCATTATGCTCAACTTATTTTGGAGTTGTGTTATGATAATAAATAATGCAGTATCTATTGATCCTAAAAGAGATGATTTATTTGATGATTTAGGTAAAATAAGATTAAAAGAGTCTTACATGATGGACGGTGAAATATCACCACAAGAGAGATTTTCTTATGTTTCAAAAGCTTTTGCAACCGATGAAAACCATGCTCAAAGATTATATGACTATTCTTCAAGACATTGGTTATCGTATTCTACACCGATACTTTCCTATGGGCGTTCACGTAGGGGTCTTCCTATTTCTTGTTACCTTAATTACATTAATGATACAGCAGAAGGACTTGTGGAGAATTTAAGTGAAACAAATTGGCTTTCTATGTTGGGTGGCGGTGTTGGTGTTGGTTTTGGCATACGTTCATCTGGTGATAAATCTACAGGAGTTATGCCTCACCTCAAAATGTATGACGCATCCAGTTTGGCATACAGACAGGGTAGAACTCGCAGAGGATCGTATGCCGCATATTTAAATATATCTCACCCTGATATTTTATTATTTCTTGAAATGCGTAAACCAACAGGAGATCAAAACTTTCGCTGTTTAAATATGCATCACGGTATAAATATATCAGACAAATTTATGAATTTAATTGAAAGATGCATGACTAATCCTCAAGAGGATGATAGTTGGGATTTAATTGATCCACATAATAATAGAGTGTGTGATACTGTTTCAGCAAAAGATTTGTGGCAGCGCATATTAGAAATGCGTATGCAAACAGGTGAACCATACATACATTACATAGACAAATCAAATGATGCTCTACCGCCTTGGCTAAAACAAAAAGGACTATCAGTAAATCAATCTAATCTTTGTTCAGAAATAATATTACCAACTAACAAAGATAGAACTGCAGTGTGTTGTTTGTCTTCTGTAAACTTAGAGTATTTTGATGAGTGGTCTAAAGATAAACAATTTCTTCCAGATACATTAGAGATGTTAGACAATGTTTTACAGAATTTTATTGACAACGCTCCTGATACTATTCATCGTGCTCGTTATAGTGCGAAGCACGAGCGTAGTGTCGGGGTGGGAGCACTTGGATTTCACGCATACCTTCAGAGCAAGCGTATACCATTTGATTGCGCTTTAGCAAAGTCTCATAATATTAGAATGTTCAAACATATTAGAGAGGGTTTAGATTCTTCAAACAGAGCGTTAGCTTTACTTAGAGGGGAAGCACCTGATGCTACAGGCACAGGACTAAGATGTAGTCACGTTATGGCTATTGCACCCAATGCGTCTAGCTCTATTATTATGGGTAACACATCTCCATCAATAGAACCTTGGAGAGCTAACGCATATAGACAAGATACCCTTAGTGGGTCTTTCTTAAATAAAAACAAGTTTCTTGATAAGATTATACAAGACAAATGTAACAAAGATACTAAACTAAACTACGAAAGAATATGGTCTAGTATTATTGCAAATGATGGTTCTGTTCAGCATTTAAGATGTCTTGATGCAGAAGAAAAAGAAGTATTTAAAACTGCTATGGAAATAGATCAAAGATGGGTTATAGAACACGCATCAGATAGACAGCAATACATAGATCAAGCTCAATCTCTTAACGTATTCTTTAGACCAGACGTAGATATTAAATACCTACACGCTATACACTATATGGCGTGGAAAAAAGGACTAAAGACAATGTATTACTGTCGTTCAGAAAAGATTGGTAAGGCTGATAAAGTTAGTCGTAAGATTGAAAGACAGATTATAGAAGAGCTAGATATGGAAGCAATTGTTTCTGGTGAAGAGTGTCTGGCTTGTGAAGGATAATAAAATGAATACAGCTAGACTTAATCATATAGACTATTTAAAAAGAGAAATAGAAGAGTTGGAAAGCTTGATTGATCCCAAAATTGGAGGTCAAGGTTCTATATATACTACAATTTCAATTTTAAAATGGCGAATAAAAAATTTACAAAACATGGAGGAATAAATAAAATGAAAAAACATTGGTTTTGGAATAGTTATTTTATAAATAAACTATCCAGTGCAATTTCAAATTTTTCTTCTTTTTTATGGAGAAAGCAATATTCAAAAAGGAGAAGTCAATAATGTTAATTAAATATGTTATAACAATAATAATGTTCTTTCCAAATATGGCAGACTATGAACGTGGAAATGTTTTAAATGTAACTCATTACCAAGGTAAAATTGTTGAGTTTGAATCTCAATCTCAATGCTTTTCTTATGTTACAAAAAATATAGACGAACTAATATCGTTTGCAAAAAGGTCATATAAAGATACAAAAGGCTCTCAAGTAGCAGAAATTCTTTGTATGCCAAAATCTAAAAAAGAGATACACACATGAGTGCATTAAAATTACAAGATGAAAGAGATTACTTTAAACCTTTTCATTATCCTTGGGCTTACGATGCATGGCTAAAACATGAACAATCTCATTGGCTTCACACTGAAGTACCAATGATAGAAGATGTAAAAGATTGGAAAGAAAGCTTATCAGTAGAAGAAAAATATTTTCTCACTAATATATTTCGTTTCTTTACGCAATCAGACATAGATGTATCTGGTGGATACGTGGAAAATTATTTACCATACTTTCCGCAGCCAGAAGTAAGAATGATGCTAACTGGCTTCTGTGCTAGAGAAGCACTTCATGTAGCAGCATACTCACACTTGATTGAATCGCTTGGTATGCCAGAGAGCACATACAATGAGTTCAATGAATATGAAGCTATGAGAGATAAACATGATTTTTTCAAAGAATATGTATCGAAGAAAGATATGCCTATACCATTACAGATTGCAGCTATCTCTGCTTTTACAGAGGGGTTAGCACTATTCTCGTCTTTTATTATGTTGTTAAACTTTCCTAGACATGGTAAGATGAAAGGCATGGGACAAATAGTTACATGGTCTATCGTGGATGAAACACAACACGCAGAGGGTATGATTAAATTATTCAGAACTTATGTTGAAGAAAATAGAGAGATTTGGAATGATAAAACAAAATCAGATATATACAAGATTGCTAGTAAGATGGTTGATCTTGAGGACAAATTTGTTGATCTGGCGTTCAAGATGGGTACTATTGAAGGACTCACTTCTGATGAGATTAAAAATTACATTAGGTATATAGCTGATCGTAGGCTAATATCTATGGGCATGAAAGGCATATACAAATCAAAGACCAACCCTATACCTTGGGTTGAGACTATGATCAACGCTCCTACTCATACAAACTTCTTTGAGAACAGAGCTACGGACTATGCTAAAGGTGCATTGCAAGGAGATTGGTCTGATGTTTGGGCGAATTAAATGAAATGTTTACACTGTAATACTGAGATGATTTGTGGTGGTAATCATGATGCTGAAGAAGAAGACTATGAAACGTATGTAGTCTCAACAAATTTTAGTTGTTCAAAATGTGATAGCTTTGCTATGTTTTATTCTTCTAAGGAAGGTTGGGAAAATAATGTTTGATAATAGTAAAGAACATTTAAAAGATGTCAACATGACATACTGGCAGCACTTTAGATTTGTTCTTAGTTGCTTGCCCTATCTATTTTTTGCCACGATATTTTTTATTATACACGCAATAATACCGGGGTTGTTTACTAATACAGCTAGTACAATAGTTTCAGAGCTAGATTTTAAACTACTTGAAGGTAAAAAGTAATATGCAAGCATTTAATATTAGCTCTGAAATGCTCTCAGAAGCCTGTGAGATGGCATCTAAGATGGGAGCCTTAAGAGGATCACTACTACGAGGTAAAGGCAATGTGTCGGGCTTTGTAGGGGAAATAGCAGTAAGAGACATTTTAAGAGCAAATCAAAAAAATACATATGACTATGATTTAGTGTTAGATGATGGTTCTACTGTAGATGTAAAAACACAAGCAGTAAATTCTGTGCCTAGAGATTACTACGAGTGTAATTTAAATCAACATAGTGTAAAACAGAACTGCAATTATTTTGCCTTTGTAAGAGTGTTATCTAATATGTCAAAAGGTTGGTATCTTGGAAAAATATCAAAAGAAAAGTTTTTAGCAAAAGCTAAATTTAATCGTTCAGGTTCTATGGCTGAGTCAGGTAATTTTATATTTAAATTAAATACATACACACTTAGAATTAAGGATATTAGTGATGGCTAAAAAAATACAAAACTTAAATAGAACAACAATGCAAAGTCATGTGAGAACTAGTATAGGTTCGTCAATAAACACAAGACCTAAAAATAAACATAAGAAAAGAAGTTTTAAAGTTTATCGTGGTCAAGGCAGGGCTAAATGAGTAATCCACAAGCAACTTTATTTAAACTAGAAGTTCTTTTAAATACAGAAGGGGAGATAGTTCTTGAATCATCTAAACCCCCTGATTCAAAATTAGTAGAGAAAGCTTTTAATGATTGGAATTGTAGTTTTGAGGAGACAAAAAAAATAGTCTCATTAGTGGAATATCTAAGAGACTATCAAAATAATTTTATTAAAGATGTAGAAAAGTTTATTTAGTATTTATCCATTTTGGTTCACAGTGAGCCTTAATAAAAATCTTTTGCCCTCTGCTAACCCCTTCAGTTTCGTCTATTTTTTTTGCAAAGTATAGGCACCTGTTTAAATCTTCAAACAAAGCAGGGCGTTCTGTAGTTACCCCTGCTATAGTCCAATATAAAGCAAACATAAGTGTCATTTTGTAATAGCTTTCTCATAATAAATTATTATTTCATTTTGTTGTTTTAAGTAACGATCCAGTTCTGACATATTTAAAGACAGGTTTTCATAGTCCCTTACGCTAATCGCATAAAATACTGAATTACCATTTTCTTTTTCAAACACTTTTTTAAACTTATCAATATTATCTGGTGTAACCACATAAAAGTGCAGATTATTCATCTGCATAGGTTTTGGTTTACCTTGTAGAGGTATCTTTCTTTTTACTTCTACTGTCTTTACTTCTACTGGTATTATCTCCTGTAGACTGCTGCACCCTATTAGCAGACTTGCTAGGCTCAGTCCTGTTAAAATCTTCAAAGTTTTTAAGTAGTTTTTTGATAGCATTGTTTATTCTCTTTTCTATAAGCATAGGCTTTTTCATACTAAGAGCAGTAAGATCATGTTTACGTAGCTTAGTAATTAAAGTATCTTTGTATTTAGTAGCTTCAATTAATTTTGCAGTAAGATTCTTGTTTAGTCTTTCAAATCTCTCTTGATCTTCTTGAAGGACTTTAATAGTGTTGTCCTGTTGTTTCTTAGCCATTTCAAGTTTTACTGCGTTTTCAGTAAGAGTTTTAATTTGGTTTTGTGTATTTACGTAATACTGATAGCCACCATAACAAACTCCACCTACTAAAGAAACTATGACTAATCCTGCGTAAAGCTGTATCATTTCTTTTTACTCATAAAGGCAGTCGCACCAAAGTATGCAGACACACAACCTGCCATCCCAATGTAGAATAAAGAAAAAAGATCGCCAAGAGCTTTTATTCTAGCATCAGGAAAGATAGGCATAAATACTAATATAGTGAATACTATCATAGAAACCATAGCAGTCCATGCCATTCTTCTTTGTGCATCCATTTTTTCATGCTGTTCTACAGCGTTAGCTATTTCTAGTTCTCTGTCAGACACACACCCATCATTATCTAAATCTAGTGGGTTGTATTTACTGTCTTGTTGTAGTTTCTTTTGTTCCACAATCAAACTCTATCGTATGTATAGGACCTTCGATATTGTTTCTCCAAAAGCTAACAAAGTTATTCATTTTTGGGTAAGAAGGTGCAAGATCAAAAAACTGCCACACAAATTCTTGTAAAATATGTGGGTAGTCTGGCATATGATATGTAATGCGTATCATCACAGGTTCATTTGGTATTAAGTGTGTTTTCAATTTTTTCCTTTACTTGATTAGCAGCATTGTAAACATTTGCTCCTAATACATTTATTGTGTCTAATAACTTCTGTAACTGTTTATTGTCTGATTCATTTGGGGTAATAGCAGCAACCACTGAAAACCCTCCTATTACTGCAAACACACACACGACTAATACTATTAGTTCCATTATTCTTTCTCCTGTTTAACTTCAAGTTCTGTTATCTGTTTACGCACTCTACCTTCTTTTTCTATAGTTTCAGCAGTGGCAAGCGCACTTATTATAATAGGTAATAGTCTTGGACTTACTTTTTCTATTAATTCAAAGTTATCTGTCTCTATCATTTCTATTATGTCATCTACTAATTTAGGGTCTTCAAGAAGTTCTTTTATTATAGTAACATTTTTTTGTCTTAGTTTGAGTAGTGCTATTTCTGTAGCAACATAACGTGGACTTACAACACCTCTTGATATTGAGTAAACCCTAGACACAAGAGACTCAAGAGATAAACCACCGGGAGTGGTTAAACTAATACCGCCTTCTTCTAAATAATCACTAGTTTTTCTATTTTGTATTCTAAGAAAATCAGAAATAGATTTTAAAACAGTGTATTTTTCTCCTAATACCGCTTCCAATGCCTCTTCATTTTGATCTAGTATCGAAGCCAACTCTTTATATTTAAAATCATAAGTTAGTTCATTAACACTGTCAGCTACCTCTCTTTGAGTGCCTTTTGTAACAGTATCAATATGTGATATGATTGAACTAGATATTCTTTCTCTAACTTCTGTTTCAGAAAGATCAGTATTCTTAACAATTCTATTTATAATGGAATTAACATTTCCACTAGCACCGGGATTGCTAACAAAAACTCTAAATATACTTTCATCAATGGTTTTAAAGTCTTGGATTTCTGCTTCTGGTAGATTTTTTACTATACTATCTAAAGCTTGTTTTCTTATTTTATTAGCTTCACGAGCATTCCCTAAAGCATTTTTAGTTCTTTTTTGTATAGCTTTTTCTTGCTGTTGAAATAGTAGGCTTTTTCCTTTAACTTCACTTACTTTTCTGTTAAAAAGAACAACTTGTTCTGTATCTACCAAACCCTGTTTTCTCAACGTTTCTAAAAAATCACTTCTAATATAATCTATACCTGCAATTATTTTTCTTCTCTCCTGTGCTCCTAAAACTTTTGGTTTAATTTTTAAACCTTTTCTTATATCTGTAATACCTGTACTATCGGCAATGGATTTATTTAACAAATTATTTAAAAGATTTCGCACTACTTGTTTATTTTCTCCTTCAAGAACGTATTTACCATCTTCATAAGTTCCAAATGTAACTTGAAGTTCTTTTATTAATTTGTCAGCGTCCTCTTTAGTTCCATTCAATGACCTGTTAAAGTTTACCCAATCGTCAGAAAGAGTGCGATATTCACCATTAGGAAA